ATTTAAGATATCGTTTATCTCGTCAGCACTATATCCGAGTGTCCAGTCATCATGTTCGAGAGACATGGCATCTTCAATAAAACTTTCTTTATCTGCACAATGCTGCGCTTTTTTATAAAAATATGAAAACGTCTGAAATGATACTTGTTTTTTCATGAGTTACCTCCTATATGTGAATGAATGAGGAGCTGTGACGCTCCTCGTATCAATTTAATATTCAATGTTTCCGAATTCGCTATCCAGAACTTCCTTAAAGTCTGGATCTGATTCTAAGTATCTGTTCAAAAATTCTTCCGGAGTGCAAGGTAAGTCGATTGTTACGTGTACATGATCTCTGATTTCATCGTCCATGTAAGTACAAATAGTTTCAAAAGTTTCCTGTGTAAGTTTTGCCATGATTTTTCTCCTTAAGGGGGTTGCCCTTATCTCTTTACACCTATATTATAGCGCACAATGTGCGCTATGTCAATAGAAAACAAGCACATTGTGCACTTTTTTGTGAACGCTGAATTATAAGTAAGGTTTCGCAATGAAAATCCCGTATTTGATGATTATTTTACATTTATAATTTAATTGTGAGATAATATATATAGCAGCAAAGATATTTTACTCCCCCATAAAAATCCGTATCATATCTTCTTCCTAGCTGCCAACTCCCACTAATATGTGTGGGAGTGTTTTTATTACTGATTATTACACCACTAACAGCAGAAATCGGTTATCAGCATTTTGGTCTGATTATAACAATTTTTCATAACAAGGCATTCGTTGTGCCGATGAGCGGGAATCATACGGCTTATCTGCAGGCCTACAGCAAGGAGAATCCGAAAGGGAAGCGTCATTTGATGCGCCTGGGGAAAATCAAGGGAATGAATAAGGAATCGGTTTTGTTCATCAATGATGCAAAATGGATCAATACTGCCAGAATTATTGATGTCAAAGCACATTTAAGGCGTGACAGTGAGCTGTTCCGTGAAATAAAGGAACGTGTGAAAAACTGTCTGGACTAA